GCACTTCTGCTCCAGAAACTGCGTCCACGGACACCCTTTCGCCACTCGGCGCGCACGCGCTCGATCTCGCCGCGCCATCGGATCTCAAAAGCGAAGGCGCTCACGCCTTTCTGCTCGCGGTCGATCAGGTCTGCAAACTGCCCGACTGGCAGAAGTACGAACACGCCATCGTGCGGTTCGCGCGTGCCGTCGATATGGTCGCATTCGCCCGGAGCGAGTGGGCTGATGCGGGATCGCCTGCGCTGATGATCTATCCGAACGGTGCGGCTGCTCCGCATCCCCTGGTCAAGATGATCGAATCGTCTGAGGTGGCGGCTGCTCGGGCTGGCAAGGAGCTCGGTCTGCTGCCTGGTGCCGATAAGGAGAAGCGTCCGGTTGGTCGTCCGCCTGGCGCATCGTCGGCGCGTGATAAAGCGCCGCCGCCGCTGGTTACCATCGCGAAGCGTGCGGGCTAGTGGCGCGCACCGCTGCGAAGCCGAAGCCGGCGTGGACGAAGTATTCGCCGGGTAGTCGGGTCGATCATTTCGCGTGGTGGTGCGAGACTTATCTGATCCAGTCGGTCGACCAGTTTGCTAATGAGCCGCTGATCTTGGAGCCGTGGCAGATCGACTTCATGGGCGAGGCGCTCGCGATGGAATCCGCGGACGGGCTGACTCCGAAGTGGCGCAGCCTGGCGCTATGTGTATCCCGCAAGAATGGCAAGACCGCGCTGCTCGCCGCGTACGCGCTCTACAGTCTGCTGACCGATGACACCCAGCCGGAGATCCTGCTGGCAGCGGCAAGTGATAAGCAGGCCGGCAGGCTGTTCGATGCTTGCACCGCGTACATCCGCAAGAATCCAGAGCTGGCAGCGCAGGTCGTTCTCCGCGATTACATTGGCGAGATCGCGCGTGCTGATGGTGGCGGCAAGATTCTCCGTATGGCGTCGGACCCGAACACGCTGCACGGGTACAGCCCGAGCCTAGTCGTCGCCGACGAGCTCCACGCTTGGACGAAGCCAACTCAACGCAAGGCGTGGGCGGCATTGACGACGGGCGGTGGCGCTCGAAAGAAGACGCAGACCTTTACGATCACGACCGCCGGCGACGCCAACGAACGCGATACGTCGATCCTCGGCAGGATGGTCAGCCGCAACGAAGCGGTCGGCGATGTGGAGAAGACTCCGGGCTTGACGATCAGCCGAAACCATGACGCGGCTACCCTGATCTATAACTACTCGGCGCCCACGAAAGACCCTAGTGATATAGCCAATATGCGGCTCGCCAATCCCGCATCGTGGATCACAGACGATTACCTCCAGCGCCAAGCCAACAACCCAGAACTCTCAATCGAGGAAGTGCTACAGCTGCACGGTTGCGTTTGGGTCGCGGGATCCTCGGCATGGATTAGCGCCGACTGGTGGAATAATGCGATCGAACGGGATGCGAAGATCCCGGACGGTGCGCGCGTTTCCGTTGGCATCGATGTCGGCATCGTCCACGATGCGACGGCGTGCGTGGTTGCGTACCAGCGCCCGGACGATGAGAAGGTGCTGATCGAGGCGCAGATTTGGACGCCACAACCCGGCAAGAATGTTGACCTCGCCGATGTCGAGGCGCACCTCCGCGAACTGACGGCGCGCTACGCGGTCGCCGGCGTCTTTTACGATCCGCGTTTCTTCGAGCGGTCCGCGCAGGCGCTCGACGACGAGGGCGTGACGATGGTGACGATGGTCCAGTCGTCGGCGATCATGGCGGACGCGTACCAGGCTTTCTATTCGATGCTCGGTGAGGGGCGCATCGTTCACGCCGGCGACAACGCCGAGCTCGCGGCGCACGTACTTTCGACGGCTGCGGCGCAGACCGATCGGGGCTGGAAGATTTCCAAGATCCGTCAGCGTCAACGCATCGACGCGCTGGTCGCTGCGGTCATGGCTAACTATGGGGCTATTCTACAAACAGAGGGGGAGCAAAGTGCGCCGGGATTCTACGCCTTTTAGGGCGGCTATCATATGTCTACAAGTGTTAGGCGCGATCATTATCTCGACGGGTGTCGGGCTGGTGTTCGTGCCAGCAGGAATCACCCTAGCCGGAGCGTTCATGATCGCGTTCGCCGTCGCAATTGAGAGGAACTAACGAATGCTAGGCGGACTGTTTGGGCGGAATAATTCTGAGGAGCGATCGATCTCGTTCCAGACTATCTTCGCGTCCGGCGACTCGCTTGCGTTGACGACCAACTCGGGCGTCACCATGAACCAAGACGAGGCACTCAAGCTCGGCACCGTCTACGCCTGCGTCCGCCTGATCGCTGATTCGATCTCGACGCTACCGATTGACACGTTCCGCCGCGATGGGAGCGAGCGCGTGAACTATCCGCGCCCGGTCTGGCTCGACTTGCCCGAGGTTGGCATGTCGCGTACGACGCATTTCTCGCAAGTGCTGATTTCCCTGCTGATGAACGGCAACGCCTTCATTCGGATCTTGCGCGACGACCAGGGCATCGCCGGGTTAGTCGTCTTGAACCCGCGCAAGGTCGAAGTGCAGCGCAACAACGTCACCCGCCGCGTCGAGTATTCGATCGACAACGGTCGCGAGATTGTTCCGCATGATGAGATGATGCACCTGACCGAGCTCTTGCTTCCGGGCGAGTTGCGGGGACGTTCGCGCATCGATCTGATCCGCGACACGCTCGGTCTGGGTAGGGCGCTCGACACGTTCGCCCAATTGTTTTTCGGTCAGGGCAGCACGCTGGGAGGCGTGATTGAGTTTCCGGGCGCGTTGACACGCGAGCAAGCTAAGGATCTTTCGGACAGTTTCGAGGAGCAACACCGGTCGGTTCGTCGCTCGCATCGTCCGGGCGTCCTGTTCGGTGGCGCGAAATATAGTCAGACCTCGGCAGCGCCTAACGAGGCGCAGATGTTGGAGTCTCGCCAATACAGCACCGAGGAGATCGCGCGCGCGTTCCGCTGTCCGCCAGCGTTGCTGGGTGTGACGACTCCCGGCGCGATGTCGTACGCATCCGTCGAGATGAACGGTATTCACTTCGTCACGTACTGCTTACGCCCGTACATCGTCAAGATCGAGGATGCCTACAGCAACCTGATTCCCGGTGATGCCTTCCTGAAGATCAACGTCGACGGCTTGCTACGCGGCGACCAGGCTAGCCGATACGCATCTTTCTCGACTGGCATCCAGTCCGGGTTCCTCTCAATCAATGACATCCACCGGTTAGAAGACATGCCGCCGGCGGATGGTGGCGACGTGTACCGCGTGCCGCTTGCGAACGTCGATCTGGCTGCGGCTAACCTGACCGAGTTGGAGAAGAAGACCTCGATCGCCGTGAAGCTCGTGCAGGCTGGATTTGATCCGTCGGCCACCCTGGCATCGCTCGGCTTGGACGCCCTGCCGCATACTGGCTTGCCGTCCGTGCAGCTGCAAGGTATCGCGCAGGTTGATCCCGAAGATCCAGCGGCGGCGTATCCGGTGTCATCGTGACGATGACGACGGCGCATATCAGCGTCACAACGGCGGCAACGCTTTTGTGTGCGGCTAATGCGATGTCGCAGCGCGTGACGGTTCATAATAACGAGTCGAGTCAGCAAGTTTTTCTTGGCGATTCTGGCGTGACGACTTCGACCGGCATTCACCTAGACGGCAAAGAGGAGCGTCAGATCACGCTCAATCCTGGCGAGGGATTGTGGGGGATCGCGGCGAATACCAACTCGGTCAGCGTGATGATTCAGAGGATGTAAGGATGCCTTACTTCATTAGCGACAAAGAGCCGACCTGCGCGGGATGGGCGACGGTGAAAGAGGACGAAGGCGGGGAGCTGATCGTGATTCATTGTCACGGCACCAAACAGGAGGCGATCGATCAGATGGTGGCGATCTCGCTGAAGGAAGGGCTGGAGCCGGGAGGCGAACGCGCCCTGCCTGAGAACTATCGTCCGGCGCTCGCCGAGGACGTTCCCGAAGGGCGAGCCTGCGGCAACTGTCATTTCTATGATGAGTCGAACGTGCAGGGCGACAAGGCTTGGTGTGAGCGTTGGGACGAGTACGTCAACGGTGCTTATTATTGCAACGCTTGGCAGCCTCACGAAGACGACGCCGACGACGCGGGCGAGGCGTATCGCGCGCCAGCACCAGCTGAGGACCAGATCACCGGCTCGGACGCGAACGATCCCGGCTCGGCATCCGGCGCCGGCGGCGATGTTGAGTTGGGCGCGACGACAGAAACGGCGCTACGCAATAAAGTCACCGAACACAACGACGCGATGGAAGCAGATGATCGTCCGGCGTACACACGCACGACCTTCGGACAACTCGCTGCCGTCTATCGTCGTGGATCTGGCGCGTATTCAACTAGTCATCGTCCCGGCATTTCGCGTGCTGCCTGGTCGATGGCGCGCGTCAACGCTTTCCTGTATCTGCTGCGCCGAGGACGCCCGGAGAATCCTGCGTATATTTCCGATTTTGATCTGCTGCCCGAGGGGCATCCGAAGTCGACGCGCGAGCTCGACGCGCGCGTGGTCGATCTGATGCTTCCCGAATACATCATCGAAGCCGCCGCGCGCGGCTTGGAATATCACGCGGCCGGATTATCTGGCGATGGGGTTGTCGATCGTACGATCCGCGAGGCTCGGCTGATGGCTGACGGCGAAGTCTCCGAAGACAAAGTTATCCGCACGAACGCGTGGGCGGCTCGGCACCTGGTCGATCTGGACGCCGAAGATAACCGTGATCCCGAGGCTGAGGGATTCCCCGGCGCTGGCGCGGTCGCATTCTATTTGTGGGGCATCGACGCGCTCGACCCGCAGCCGGCGATCGATTGGTTCGCTCGAAAAGCCGAAGCGATCAAAGCCGAGGAAGGTGACGCCATGCGCGGTGCTACCATTGACCCTATGACTACTGCCGTCGAGACACGTCGCATCACCGTCAACGAGTTCGAGTTACGCGACCTCGGCGAAGGCGACGGGATGGCTTTCACGGGCTACGCTGCCGTATTCAATTCGGACTCCGAGCCGCTGCCATTCATCGAGCGCATCGCTCCAGGCGCGTTTGCTAATTCGCTGGGATCGCGTAACGAGATCAAGATGTTCGTGAACCACGACACGACGCGCGTGCTGGCGTCGAAGCGCGCGGGTACGCTGCGACTCTCTGAGGATTCTCACGGCTTGCGCGTTGAGGCTGACCTTCCAGAAACGACGGACGGCAAGGATCTTGCCTACCTAATTCGTCGGGGAGACGTTGACTCGATGTCGTTTGGCTTCAGCGTTCCGAGCGGTGGCGATACGTGGTCGCCGGACGGTGCGACGCGCGAACTGCGCGAGGTGCGTCTGCATGAGGTGTCGATCGTGACGGCCTTCCCGGCCTACGGAGCAACGACCGCCGGCGTGCGTAGCCTCGACAACCTTGCCGCGGCGACTGGTGCCGACGCGGGTCTGCTCGATGCGGCGATCACGAAACTCGAAGCCGGCGAAACGCTTGACGACGATGCGGCGATGCTGATCGAGTCCGTCGTGCAGAAGCTTCGCGCCGACACTTCGATCGGTGCCGAGGCGAAGGCTTCGCTGGACATGAAGCGCAAGCAACTTGATCTTTTGTTCTCGCGCGTCTAGACGTACTTTCGCGCTGTTACCATTAGTGGTGTCTGATCTGCGGAGCCGCGGCAGGCGTACCCGATGCGGAGCCGCTCGGAACATCCGTTAGACCACACTTTTGATTCTTGAAAGGATCACCCTGATGTCTGAGTACCTGAAGCGCCAGAACGAACTGCGCGCAACCGCGTGGGAAGAGGCCAAGCACCTGCTCGACGCAGCTGCCGCCGAGTCCCGCGACCTGACCGCCGAAGAGAACGTGATTTACGAGCGCATCTCTGAAGACATGGACAACCGCGCTCGCGTCATCGAGCAGATCACGAAGGACGAAGAGCGCGCCCAGCGCCTCGACGTTGCTGCTGCCAGCGTCCGCACGGACGAGGTTGCACCTGCTGACGACGACGATGCAGAGGCTATCCGCAAGCTTGCTCGCGGTGAGGTTCGTTCGCTTGAGTTTGAGAAGCGCGACGTGCTGAAGACGAACACCGGCGCTCCTGTGCCGACTTCGTTCTACGAGGAGATCATCCTCAAGGCTCGTCTGGTCGGTCCGATGCTCACCACGTCGACCGTGTTGACCACGGCAGGCGGCGAGAACCTCCAGATCCCTCGCGTATCCACCTACTCGGCTGCGACTGTTGCTGCCGAGGCCGGTACGATTGGCGAGAGCGACCCTGCATTTAGCGCCTTCATCACCCTCGGAGCCTTCAAGTTTTCTTACTTGACGCAGGTTTCGCGTGAGATGATCGAAGACTCCGGGGTCGACGTGCTTCAATTCCTTTCGGACCAGGTGGGTCAAGGCATCGGATTCAATGTGAATAACGCCCTGACCGTTGGTACTGGCACCACGCAGCCAACCGGCATCGTTACGGCTTCGACCCTCGGCATCACGGGCGGCACGGGCGTCAGCGGCGCGTTTACTGCTGACAACCTGATCGACCTTGCTTACAGCGTAGACGGGGCAGCTCGCATGCTCCCGGGCGCCGGCTACATGATGAACGGTGCTTCGATCGGTGCTGTCCGCAAGCTCAAGGACACCGCGGGCAATTACGTGTTCAGCCCCAGCCTTGCGGTTGGCGTTCCTGACACGCTGCTTGGCTTCCCGCTGATCGAGAACCCGGCAGTTGCTAGCGCCGGTACTGGCGTCAAGTCGGTTCTCTTCGGTCACCTGCCGAGCTACTACGTCCGTCAGGTCGGCGGCATTCGTGTCGACAGCTCGACGGATTTCGCGTTCTCAACGGACCTAGTGACCCTGAGAACCATCCTCCGATGCGATGGCAATCTGCCGCAGGCGACTCATATCAATCACTTCATCGGTGGCGCATCCTAACCGATAGGTAGAATGGTGGCTACCCGGCAGATCGTTGTCGGGTAGCCACTATTTTTTTTGATCGGGGGAGCATGTCGAATCGCGCGACGCGACGCCAACAGGCGAAGCAAACAAAGCCACCAGCACCACCACAATCCGAGGGCGTGACGCGGCAGCGAATCCTCTGGTCGAGCAATGCTCCCTTTTCTGCGACGGGCTATGGCGTCCAGACGGCACAAGTCGTGCAGCGCCTAACGCGCGATCAGCACGAAGTCGCAATCGCGTGCAACTATGGCTTGCAGGGCGCGGAGACTACGTGGAATGGTGGCGTCAAGATGTATCCGACGGGCGTCAGCGGATACTCTGACGATATCCTCAACGCGCACGCGCAGCATTGGGCGCACGGCACCGAGCTCCCCAGCCTGGTCGTGATCTTGTTCGACGTTTGGGCGCTAGAGAATCCCGGCATAAAGCAGATCCCGAAGATCGCCGCGTGGGCGCCAATCGATCACCAGCCAGCACCGCCGAAGGTGCTGCAATGGTTGAAGCGTCCGAACGTGAAGCCGATCGCGATGAGTCGATTCGCCGAGCGGATGATGGCGGACGATGGCATCGAGTCGATCTATGTGCCGCACGCTGTCGAGCCAGTATTCAAGCCCACACCATCATTCGCCGATGCGGATGGAACGCAAGTCACGGGTCATGATCTGATGGGCGTCAAGTCTGATCGCTTCGTGGTGATGATGAACTCCGCGAATAAGGGCAGGACGCCAGTCCGCAAGTGCTTCGGTGAGAACCTGTTGGCGTTCTCAATCTTCGCCGCCAAGCATCCTGACGCGATCCTGTACCTTCACACCGAAGCGTCGGCGATCGCGACTGGCGTAGATTTGCGCGCGCTGATCCGCGGGTGCGGTATCCCTGAGAGTCAGGTCTGTTTCGTTGATCAGTACCTTTACCGGATGAACTTGCCACAGCAGGCGCTAGCGTCGCTCTACAGCGCCGCCGACGTGCTGCTGGCTACATCGGCTGGCGAGGGCTTCGGCGTGCCTGTAGTCGAGGCGCAGGCGTGCGGTACGCGCGTCATCGTAAGCGACTGGACTGCACAGACCGAGCTCGTCGGCGATGGCTGGGCGGTGGAGGTACAGCCTCTCTGGGATCCGTACCAGGACGCGTGGTTCGCCACCCCAATGATTCCGCGCATCGTTGACGCGCTAGAGGAAGCGTACGCTACCGAGCGCGGACCGAGCCAGCAGGCGATCGACTTCGCTGCCGACTACGATGCGGATATTGTCTACGCAAAGTATTGGCGTCCCGCGTTGGAGCAGCTTGCAGCGTGGGACCCAGCCGCGGCATGAGCCGACTAGCGACCGTCATCATCCCGGTCTTGAACCGGTACGACCTGCTGGAGCGTGCGATCGGCAGCCTCGGCGAAGTCGAGCGGCTAATCATTATCGACAATGGCGATGGAATCGGTGATGATGATCTACGAATGTGGCAGACCGAAGGGCAGATGGAAGGCATTGATAAGACGTATCTGCTGACGATGCCGTCAAACCTCGGCGTTGCGACGAGTTGGAATCTAGGGATAAAGGCGACACCAGAATCGGACGGCTGGTTGCTGCTGAACTCGGACGCGTACTTCACGGACGGCGGGTTCTCGGTGTTCGCCGGCGAGACTGACGGCGTAGACGTTCTGCAAGCCGGCAACCCTCGA